GTCTTCAACGATGCAGACGACGAGAGCATCTTCCCGGCGACGGAGTACAGGATCGACGATCACGATCCAGATCTCCGAGCGCGGATCTCTCTCGTCGAGGGCGGCGTATGGCCGTCAGATCTCAGACCGACGAATGCGGTCAAGATCACATACGTCGTCGGGTACGGTGCGAAAGAAGTCGTCCCGGAAGATATCAAGCTCGCGATCAAGGAGCTCGTCGGACACTGGTGTGCGATTCGAGAACCGGTCGTCGTCGGTACAATCGTCGCAAATGTTCCGCTTCAGTATCAGTTTCTCATTGATCAGTACAAACAAATGAACCTCGGATAAGGGTCAACCATGGCAGGCGGAACAACAGGCGCGGGCGGTCGAAGCGTCCAGATCAAGATACAGTCGAATCCGAGAGCCGACGATGGGTTCGGCGGCCAGGACAACGTCGAAGGGAACTGGGCTGACAAGTTCGAGATCTGGGCGAACATGAAAAGGACGTCAGGCCGCGAGCTCTTCACGAACCGTCAGAAGGAATCGCGGAGTCTCTACAAGTTCACAATGGTCTTTCCGCTCGGCGAGACTGTGCTGACGACGGACAGGATACTCGTCGGCGACAGAGCGTTCGACATTCACGACGTCAACAATGTCGAAGAGATGAATCGCGAGCTCGTCGTGATCGCAGAAGAAGGGGTTCCCGACTGATGGGGAAGCCGATCAAATTCGTAGTTGTGAACGAAGACGACGTCGTGAAGGAACTCGCGGGCAAAGGTCCCGAGGTCGCGACCGCTGTGGGCAAAGTCATTCAGCGCGGCGCGTTGAAGGTTGCGAATCGAATGATAAAGCTCATCGGCAGAGGAGGCCGCTCCGGTCGTGAGTATTCTCGCCCAGGCGGAACAACTCACCAGGCAAGTGCAGAAGGCGAGCCTCCGAAGAGTGACACCGGATTCCTCGCTGCGCATATTAAGCCAACAGCGACGAAGGTGAAGGGGAATATTATCTCTGCCGAGGTGATCGTCTCCGCTGCGTACTCTGGATGGCTCGAAGATGGAACTGAGTTCATGGGGCCGCGTCCATTCGCCCAGCCGTCGTTTGATCTCGAAGTTCCCGGGATTCGGCGGGACATGGCGAAGGCTGTGAAGAAGGGGGTCAAGTAGATCATGGCCGTCGACCAGTCTGAAATTCTGAAGAAAGCAGTCGCGACGCTTGAGGTTGACCCGGGCCTGATCGCATTACTCGGCGAGAAGGAAGCGGGCAAGGCTCGCGTATGGAATCACGTTCCGCAAGATGAAGATCAACCCTATGTCGTCGTGCGCTGGCAAGCCGACGAAGACTGGGATACGAAGGACTCGACAGGGTTCGACGGAAGCCTCGATCATGAGGTCGTGAGCAATCATCACGGCGACAAGGAAGTCCTTCAGATCGTCGACGCGATCATCGCAGCATACAAGGCCGCCCCTCTCGCCCTGGCGTCGGGCCGGATCACGTGCTTCGAGTATCAGAGCGGGACGGTTCCGGTCCAGGTGTTCGAGACTCATCGAGCGATTGCATCCTTCAACGTCCTCGTCGACGCTGACGGTGTTGGAGGTATTCCAATTCCTCCGCCAGGAGGGCACGCACTGACTCATCTGTTGAACGGAATTGATGAGATTGACGGCGATCACCTGGGGATCGACTACACGCCAAGCAATTACGAGCCGGACGCGACAGTCCCCGAAGCGGGCGACGTCGATCATTTGGCTGCTCATCTGGCAGGAATCGACGACGCTCTTGTCCTCAACGCATTGATTTATGGAGGGTAGTAAGTGGCTACTGTACTTGACCAACTTGGACAGGTTCGACCGGCGGATACAGATGTTGTCGAACTCTTTTCAACCGGAGCTGGTGAGACCAAAATCATTCTTGGGTTGACTGTGGCAAATGTATCAGATGCCGTCGCTGAATTTCGTGTCTTCATCGACAAGGGTGGATCAGAAGAAACCGAAGACGAGGCCGTTCACTGGAACGTGCCTGTCGGCGCAAAGTCAACAGAGATTGACTCGACGAAACGAATCGTCCCACCGAACAGCACGGTCAAGGTCCGAAGCAGCGTAGGAGATGCGCTGACCTTCACAGCAGACGGAGCGGTGCAAACATAATGGGACTTCCAAAAAGACCCTCAGCGGTTGAGATTGCGGCAGGAACGGGCAAGAATAAGCGCCTATGGACGCCTGAAGAAATCAAGGCAATGATCGACACGCACGGTGGAGGTGGAGGTGGGGGTGGACCGGATGAGTTCATTTGCAAGACTGTGGACGAGGAAGTAACGGACAGCGACGTTGTTCAAGACGACGACGAATTGAAATTCAGTGTTGCGATAGGTGAAAAGTGGTACGCTCAGTTTATCATCTACAGTACAGGGCAGGACGCCGATCCCTTTCCTCCGCCGCCAGGCGTGGGTTTGAAGGGAACAATTGACCTGGGCTCCGGCGCTCCTGCCTTTGCGAGGTTTAACCTGCTTTTGACGACGTTCGCGTTTGGTCAGGCACCTCTTTTCACGGAGGGGTCGCAAGTTAGCGTTACAGTGCTCACGGTGAGTCTAGATAATACGGGTGGTGACGCAACAGAATTAAAATTCCGATGGGCACAAACCATCTCAGATGCTCGACCAGTGGTCGTTAAGAAAGGCTCACAGCTCATAGCTTGGAAGCAGTAGGGAAAACGATTTCTAGCGCAGTCGATAGGCGGCGGCGCGTAACCAAAGGAGGCAAACTATGAAAGTTTGCGGAAGGCTGTTTCTCCTCTTGAAGGGAAACGATGACGGGCCGCCTGAGACATTCACTCAGGTCGGCGGAATGCGGTCGACGGGAATGACGATCAACGGCGAGCAGGTTGACGTCACGACGAAGGATGACGGCGAATGGCGTCAACTGCTGGAGAGTTGCGGGATCAAGTCCATGTCGATCACGCTCGCGGGCGCCATGACCGACGAGGCGAAACTGAACGAGATGATCGCGGACGTCGTCGCCAGTCTGCACTCGAACTATCAGATCACGAGCGATCTTGATGACAGTTTCGAGGGCGCGTTCGAGACCGCGACGTTCGAGCGGAGCGGCGAAGTCGGGGCCGACGAGCAGTTCAGCGTCACGCTCGAATCGGCGGGCGACGTTGAGTACACACCGGCGCCGTAGTCGGTTAAGCAAAAGTGAGGCACGCAACCGTAGGAGGTACGCAATGTCGGTGGTAAACAAAGCAAGAGGAGAGGTCGAGCTCGAAGTGGGCGGGCGGAGTTATGTACTCCGTCCGTCCTTCGAGACGCTGTCAGCAATCGAAGACGCAACCGGCAAGGGTGCAATGGACCTTATCCTCTCGATCCGGTCGACGACGATCACGATGAAAGATATCGTTGTGATTCTGTGGATCGCGGCGAAGGGGAGCAAGAACAAGGAGATCCCAAAGGTCGCAGAGTTCGGTGAAGACATCCGACGCGGTCAAGGTCTCACGGCAGCCGGGTGGATTGCGCTCGGCTTTCTGAGCAGCTCAATCAGCACGGACGAGCAGATGGAAGAAGCAGCGAAGGAAGCTGAGGAGGGAGATACGAAGGACGTGGACCCTTCCGAGCCGTCAGAAGAATCGTCGGAGACGGGGACGCCGAGCTCGTCCGACTGAACTGGAAGGAATTCTTCGCGACGGCCGTGACCCATCTCGGCCTGGGGATTGACGAAGCCTGGGGATTGACGATGCCCGAATTCATGATACTCGCAGACATGAAGTCGCGCAGCGCAAGGAGGGCGGCCGGGGTTCCTGAACCGGTCACACAAGAAGAGGTCGAGGCCCTGTCGGCAGGCCAGAAGGCTCGTGGAATCATAGACGAAAAGGGGCTTGTACGAAATGGCCGCTGAAGTAATTGAAACACTGATCGTCAAGATTCAAGGCGATCTATCTGATCTGCGGAAGGATCTCAAAAAATCAGGGACTGCGGTCAAGGACGGCTCGGATAAAATGGCTCGCTCTGCGGGCAAGGCCGAGCGTTCATTCGCGAAGCTCGGCGCGGGAGCCGCGTCGCTCGCTTTGAAAGTTGGCGGAGCGGTCGCCGCCTTCTTGTCGATCAGGAAGGTCGTCGACGCCTTCGCCAGGAGTGACGCGCTCGCGAAGACGGCCGACCGCCTGGGGCTGACGACCGAAGCTCTCGGCGGTCTTCAGCTCGCAGCCAGTCAGACAGGCGTCGCGACGGCGGCTCTTGAGAATTCTCTTCAATTCTTCAACCGATCAATTTCAGAAGTTGCAACCAGGGGAATCGGTCCCGCG